GTAGCCATTCCTTGCGCGGCTGTTTGATTTAAACCTTGCCCTACGCGATTAAGTGCGCCTAGCTGTGCTGTAGAAGCTTGGCTGTATGGATTTGAAGCCGCTTGTACCATGTTGGGATTTGCTGAACCTGCCATATTATTTACCGCCTCTTTTACCTGCGCTAGTCATTTCTAACGCTACTGGTTGACTATCAGGTGCGCGACTTCCCATTTCACCTGTAACTGGATCTATTCCGAAACTTGGTATATATTCTGCCGTTGCAGGACTGAACATTTGCAAGTTTTGCCTTGCCTGATCATAAACTGGCGCTGAAGAATACCCTATCGCACCGCCTGCATTTACTGGTGTCGGCATATATCCACCTTGACCACCCTGCATACCAAAAGCGTTCATAGCATTTTGTTGATTTTGAAAAGCTGCTTCTTGCATTGGACTAAAAGCTGCTACGTCTGGCCCCCTGTATTCTGCGTAAGGCATTGCCGCTGCGTCTTGCCCCATTCCAATAGACTGTTGCAATGCAGTCTCAAAAAATTTCGGCATTGTTGCATCATTACTTTCTCTGCCACCTTTAGCCATTTCTAAACTCCTTCAAGAAACTAACGTGCTGCATTTTCCAATCCAAAGGTGCTAAAGGTTTTTTCCAACCTATGCGCCCTGACATTGTTGCGGCACTGCACCCATGCTGTTCTGCCCATTTTTTTACATCATTGTCCATATCTAATATTTGATCCAATTCACCGCCTGCTAAAAATATGTTTAACACCTTTTTTCTAGGATATACCACAATCTCTGTAACAATGCACCCCCTGTCAGCCGCCCAAAGCTGCATTGTACCTTTGGCTATGCTGTCAACAATATCATCCCATTCATGTGTGCCGCCAGTATACACCAAAGCCGCCTCTATCCAAGGGCGGCATTTTTCTAAGTCGTCATTTAATATTGTATCTTTTGGCATTTAATATGTAGACAATGCTACCCTTTTCCAAATTGCTGTTGAACCATCATGTGCTGCGGTACATATATAAATATAGTTTACATCCCAAGCTATCATACCCACACCATCACCTGACGCACCAACACTAGAGCTAGGCGTGGTTTGTTTCATTGCAACTTGCTTAAATGCGTTTTGCGCCGAAACAACAGGATAGTTATTTTGCTCATCCCATAAAAAAATACCATTATCTACTGGAACATCACCAGACTGTTTAAAAAACAATTTACCTAAATTTCTGCTAAGAAAAAGATTAAGTTCTCTTCCCCATTGACGAATGTCATTTCCAATAACTGGCGGTGTAACAGGCATTACCTTTTACCTCCTGCAATTGTATCTAATCTCATTGTACCAACACGCCAATTTGTTAATTGATCACCTTCAACTCTCATTCTAACTTGCCTACCAGAAAACCTAACTGATGTTGGGTTGCTAGGATTAAATGGACCATGTGTTGTTTCTGCGGCGTTTGGGTAAAATCTTGTTTTAAATTTTAAATCCACATCGCCTTGTGTTTTTTCATCAGGAATAACGTCAATAACTTTTGAAATTTGGTCACCGTTTGCTATAGAAATAGGCCCAGTTTCACAAAATACAGAACCGCTGTCGTAATTTGTACCACTTTCATGCTCAAATAAGTCAGTATCACTGTCGTGACCCGTTAAATAAGGACGTTGAAAAACACCTCTTGGCGTTCCCGATGTTCTTGACAAATTTCCTATAAGCCAATGACTTTCTAGTAAGTCTATTGCAATATACCTATCTATTTCAGTGCTTGTAGACGAAGGGTAAAACCACCAAACTTCGCTAAATTCTACGTTATTGAATGCCCATATTTTGCTTTGTTGGTTTGTGTTAATATCGTCAAAAATGTAATCGTGAACTTCACATGGTATCTCTTTAACTGTATTACCATCAAATGCAAAAAATCCTCTTTGACCCATCCAAAAAACACCCATGTCAGTGTCAACAGCCGAATGCCTAGAAACAGCGCCACAAGATGTGCCAACTCTATTAAAACCATAAACATAGGGTGGCCCTATATATTTTGCTGAATGAGCGTCCGTGTCGGTAATTATAAGCGTCTGCCCTCTTGTTTTAAGCGCTTGCATAATTTGACCAGACGTTTGTAAAGTAATGTCACCTGCTTCATTAGTTGCTGCAGGTGTCCAAGTTGTATTATCTTCTTTATCGCACCATTGTACTTTTCTAGGGTCTCCACCTGCGCCAGTTAAAAATATAAACCTCTCTTCTGTAACAACCAAACCTAAATTATTGGTTGGCGCGTTAGCTACCACAGCCGCTACGGAAGATGAACCAAGTTGCCATTCTACCAAATTTCCTGTGTCGTAGTGAACACCCACAAGAAACTGACCGTAATTATCAAGGCTCCATGTCGTAGCCTCAGAATAAGTTCCAGTAGAAGGTCTTGGCGTACCAAAGTATCCAGTGCCATACGCACCTCCACTAAAACCTAAATTTTGAGCCGCATCTTCTCTTCCTGTTGACATAACTGTTGGCGTTATTGTGTAACAAACTCCACCATCGGTCATAGCTGTTAATTCGTTATAACTTCCACCTGCAAAATATGATGTGCCGTTATTACTTTCCCAAGCGTGTGAGCCTCTAACTGGGTTCGTGCAAAAACCTACTTTTCTTTCCTGCCAACCGCCAATTGGCCTCAAAGAACCATCGCGCCACCGAACTAAACTACCATCGCGCCATCTATTTGATGCATCAAATTCTGTTCCGTTTCTGTAGAACCCTGCTTTTAGATTTAAAGGAACTAACGCCATTGAGCACCTACCATTACAAATAATCCATTCGTACTTGAGCCGACTGTTCCAACAGAATTATCGTTTGTTACCGTGTAAGTAACGTTACCTGATGATATTCCTGCTTTTCTTACCGTAAAAGTTGAACTTCCTGCACTTTGCGCATCTGTTAATATTGTTGCGCTTTGATTAACTGTATTTGTTCCAAGGTAAGAACGCCCTGCGATTATAATTCCACCACCATTAGTTTGACCATTAAATGTAATGCCATGCGAAGTAGAAGGACTGCTTACGTTATCGGTGCTTACTGTTATTGAGGGAGTTGAACTAACAAAATCTGTAATTTCGAAAGCTTGATATTCTGACGGTCCTGCGCCAGTGCCAAACCCTGCGCCATCTATTGCTAAAGCACCAGATGCAGTTGTTTCCTTATAGAAAAGGGCGACATTTCCACCTTTATTGCCACTATCTATTGTTTTCAAATCTATTGCTTTTGTTAACGATGATCCACCAACCGTAACAGTGCTTATGGGCGTTGATGATGTGGTTTGCTGAGAAATTACAGCAATAACTATAATTTTATTTCCACTTGAAAATGTTTGCGTACCATTTGGGAAGGTACTTAAATTTGTTGCATCACGCCCTATAAAGTTAACGGATACTGGCGTATTACTAGCGCCGTACCATTCGCTAAAACTCATATTTGTATTAGCTGACTTGCCAATAAGACCCCTTATATCGCTGTCATTTATTGACGCTAAACTACCAGAAGAACCACCTGCTTCTACATGAATTTGATTTAAGCTTATTGAAGATGGGCTATTTGGCAGAACCATTTTTTAGTTCCTCAACTTGGGTTTTTAAATCTTTTATGGCTTCAACTAAAACACCTACTAAATTTCCATATGCAACAGAAAGATATTCGCCATCAAAAACGGCTTCTGGTATAACCTTTTGAACCTCTTGTGCAACTACACCAGTTCCACGCTCACCGTCTTTGTTAAAAAATACACCGCGCATTGCTGCGACTTTTTCTAACGCATTATCTATTGTTGTAATATCTGATTTTAGTGTAGCGTCAGAGTATGCTGTAATGTTTCCTGTTGCCGTAAAATTGCCGCTTGAAGTGTCGAATGTAAACCTATCAACGTTACTAGAAGCCCCATCGCGTATTTTAAAATCGTAATTGCTATTCATATCTAGGTTAAGTTGACTGCCAGAAAAATATAATTCTGCATCATCACCTGTGCCAAAATTAGCATTTATATTATCATTGTACCTTATAGCACCTGTCATTGTGCCACCAGTTTTTGCCAACTTTGCATCTAATTGTGTTTGTATATTACTGGTTACACCGTCTAAATAGTCATATTCTGCAGAGGTTACACCTGTTGCGCGCAAATCTTTTGCGTAATTTAAATCGTCTTTATCACCAGTAAATCCGTCAACTTTATTAAGTTCTGCGGCTGTTGAAGTAACATTTGCACTATTGATAGTAAGAACCGTTAAATTTGGTGCTAACGTTCCCGATGTTCCATTTGCGGCATTTACAATGGTATCTAAAGCCGTATTTAATTGTGTTCCCCACGTTCCCGAACTACCGCCTACCGTTGGTTTTGTTATAGAAATAGCCATAAAAATTTCCTCATTTTTTTTACCTTAACATTTTAAGCTGCATCAGTCCATATTTCTGGTGGTACAAACGGACTAAACCAACCTTTGATTTTAAAATCTTGCATTGTTAAAATAAATTCTGCCGTATCAACAACAATTTTTCTGGCTACTTTTAATGATACTGTTTGACCAGAATATGTAAAAACCCCTGTTTCTGGATCAATTAGAAAATGAAATGTAACTGGCTGACCAGTATAAGTAAACGTACCAACAGGATCACCAAGCGATATATGAATTTCGTAATCTTGAGTTTGCCCTGTTATCGCAAAAGTTCCAACATCTGCTGTTAAATTGAAACCGCTAAAAAAGTCAAAAGGTTGCCCACTATATGTAAACGTGCCAACATCTGCGACCAAACCTTTGCCAAGAGAGCCAACAGCATTTTGCCCAGACAAAACAAAAGCACCATTTACAATATCAAAGTGATAGCCGTTTAAAAACTCTACGGCCTGACCACTTGTTGCAAAAGTTCCACTTGGGTAAATATCAGTTATAAGTTTTGCAGCACCCTGCATTGACAACGTAAAAGTGCCATGCGTAACAACCATAGAGAAATTAGCGCCACCGCTTGAACCTATTGGCCCTGCGCCGATTGGCCCTGCTGCAATAGTCATAGCTTATTCTCCTTCTAAAGAAGCCCTCAGTTCATCGCAATAGCCTTGCATATCTATAAATACATCATATGAGTTTACATTATCGCTGTGCAAAATATCTTCGGCTGTAACTTTATGGACAAAAATATTTGGGCCATTTTCTTCTAAATGTAATTCTGTAACGCCTTCGCTTTTTATTTCGGTAAGCAAATTATCAAGTGCTGTTTTGCGGCTTTCGCTAAAAGCTGTATCCGTTACATCAGTAATATATTGCTCTGTGTCAGTTGTTAATTCAACCGCACCGTTTGTTTTTAAATTAAAAGCCTTCATCGTTTATGCTCCATTTTATGCCAAAATAATTTTCTATAACCGCTACTAAATTGTGTCATTAACCTGTTTTGTGTTTTATCTTGTTTTTGCTTATTTAAAACTGCAACTTCTAATTTTAATGTTTCTCTTTTAAATGGTATAACTTGAATAAGTGGTGTTCCTCTTGGTATAAGAAATCTGCCTTCGCCACCTGTCCAGATAAAAGGAAAATGAATGTGATTGTAGTAGGTGTCTGTATCTACAACACCGTCTAAAACTTTAAATCGTTTTTCCATTCTATTTAAAGGCGCAGTAAATAAACAACTATAATTTTTTGAAGTTTCAATAACCCAAGGATTATGCCACTTTAACGGTATATCACCAAATTGCTGATCTTTCATAGGATGCCCCATTACTTGATCATAACTGTGATCTGACATACCTGCCGTTAACTTTTTTTCTGAAAATTCAAACTGAAGATTTTCTTTTTCTGCTATCACCCAAACATCACAAAAAAACGGTATGATATAACCTTGAGACATTGCATCGATAAAAGGTAAACATCTTTTGACTGAACTGCTGCGTGGATGCTCACTTAGTGCGGCAGGCAAACTTTTAAACCAATCAGGCATAACTTTGCCAGACGAATAAGGGTGCGGAAATGCGTCAACTATTTCTTGTGTTGCATGAAATTTTATCTTGTTTCCCATTTTATGATTTCATTATGAAAGCTAATGTAAAATATACTGGAGTTGTTGTTACCGAACTGCCCGAACCTGTTGCAGCCGTATTTCCTGAAATTGTATGTGTGTGCGCGCCATCACTGCCAGTTGTACCACTAAAACTATGGCTATGGTCACCGCCTGCCGCTACTGATACATTGTGACTGTGGTTACCTGCGCTAGCTGTATTTCCTGACACATTGTGCGTGTGGTTGCCAGAATTACCAGTATTTGCGTTGAAGTTATGGCTGTGGCTCCCTGCACTATTTGTATTTAAATTATGACTGTGAGAACCTGAGTTGCTTATTTGGTTTGTGTTTCTCAAGTAGCTACTATTACCAACATGGCTTGAGAAAAAGTAAGCATTGTTACTGCCGTTATTATAAGAATACGTTAGTGTATGGTTATGACCACCAGTATTTGATGTGCTTCCACTATGAGAGTGGTTTCCAGAATTGCCTGTATTTGTGTTAAAGTTGTGCGAATGGTCACCACCACCGCCAGTAGCTAAGTTTCCGTCACCATGAGAGTGCGAACCAGTATTTGACGTATTACCGTTGTGTGTATGGTTTCCTGAGTTTCCAGTGTTTCCACTAAATGAGTGTGTATGCGCCCCTGCAGAAGCGGTTGCTAAGTTACCATCCCCGTGTGTGTGGCTTGGCAAGTGTGAATTTGTAAGGGTTACAGTGTTTGCGCCGCCAGTGCTATTTGTGTTTGTTGAAGCACCGCGCCCCAAAATAAAACGGCTTGTTAAATTTGGTGTGCTATTTGTACCGTCGCAAAGCTTCCAACCTGTAGGAATACTTGCATTAGTTCCTGACCACATCACAATAACGCCAGAAGGTACTGTAGTGATACCAGTTAGCGCTGAACCGTCACCTGTTAAAGTTGTTGCTGCAAGTGTGCCTGTTACAGTTGCACCTGTGGCTGTTGCAGAAACTTTTGTTGAACCGTTATGTTCTAACCTATTAAAGTCGTCATCTATGGCTGTAACAGAAACTGTTGCAACTCCACCAAGACTAATTGCTGAACCACTGTTGCTACTTTCTGCAGGCGATCTGGTTAATGATGTACCAGAAGAACTATAAGTTCCAGTGCCTATTTCAAAATTACTACCTTCCTCAATGACATATTGAACAACATCACCATCACTAACACCTGCATTAGCAAATGTTTGAAAACCGACTGAGGCAGAACCTAATGTTACCGTACCTGAGCCAGTAGTGGATGTCGTCATTTTGGCTCTGTTAAAAAGTTTTGCCATGACGCTCTCCTACTATGTCAGCGTTAAGATACCGTTTGTTCCAATATCTATTGTGAATGTATCGCCATCGTTAAGTGTTAATGATGAACCATAATCGTAATAGCCAACCAGTGGGTCTGCAGGTGATGTAGGTGTATCATTGTATATGATAACATAACGAAAAGCTGCAACACTGCCACCTGACGCAGTTAACACTAAATCATCAGCCGATAATTTATATGTTCCTGATGTTTGCGTACTTGTGACGTTGGCTAATGTACGCGAAGAAAGATTAGTGTAAGCAATCTCCGTAATATTTGCTAAAACACCGTTTCCGTCTGCTGCCGCATCTGTACCTGATGTTGGATCTGTATTAGATAACGCCACTTTAAACGTGTCAGCGTTCATATCCATTGCGTTAGCTAGATTGACCACAAAGTCATTTACTTTAGTAAAACTTGCCATTTAGTAACTCCTAATTTTAATTCTACGCCCAGAACCTGACGATCTAGCACGTTCGCCTTCCAGATTTATAGCAGAAACCGCTGCTTGATACAATGCTCCCCATAGCTGCACCCTATTATCTTCCTGCAAATATGGCGCGGAGTGCAACAAACTACCATATAAAATAGCATCAGGAAAATATTCTAAAACCCAGTTTGATTGTAAAACTGAAGTCATATTTGGTATGCTTTCATAGTAAACCAACTCTACTGTGTATTCAGTATCTGGCGTTGGGTAAACTTCAAAAGCACTGTCCACTACTGCATAATATAGCGGCCTACCAGAAGTATCATCATTTTCCATTCTTAGTTTTGACAACTCAAATGGCCCCATCAATTCCATAGTATGACTAGGACTTGCAGGAATAGTTATTCTAATTGGTTCTACAAAATTATTTGGCAAAGCCGTGTATTGCGTATCAACTATTGCTGTTGCTCTATCTTCCATTCTCCAATGACGCACATCGCGGTTAATTTGCGTTTCACCCATTGTAATAAAATCTGGTATTTGTGATGTTAAATCATCACGATTTAAAGTGTCTGCTATAGAAGCTTTAAGTTCATCATATGTTGTTAGTGCCATTCTACACTCCTAATAGGTAAGCAAACTATCGTTTCTACCATCTTTATTGTCTCTTACCATAAAATCCATCAATCCGACACCCCCTACAACACCTAATTGTGGAATACCTTTTTTATATGCTTTCTTGATAAATTCATCAGTAAGACGAAAACCCAAAACACCCTGCTTATCCGCTAACTTCGGATCTGTTGTTTCTAAATTAATTGGTTCTAATTTTGCGTCTTTATCTATCTGTTTTAGGATTTTTTCTAATCTTTTAGGCGCAATGCCCTCATAAAAACCTCTATGCCCTTCTAGTTTACCACCTGTTTTTTCTGCAACCATTCTAGCATTTGGTAACGCGAACCATTTATCACCGCTTTGTATTGCGTCATATAAATTATTTTTTAACGTCATATCTAGCCATTTGTTTGTGCTTTCTGTCAATGGCGGTAAATTTACATAATTTATGCTGTCTTGTGGTGCGGCGTTCAAAAATGCGTCCATTGATCCAGATTGCACATCAGACTGTGGAAATGCTTTTCTGTAATCATCAGTTTGCTCTAGTGCATTTACATCGACATCTACTTGAACTTTAGATTTTCTTGTTTGCTCAGTGTACTTTTTCAATGATGGAAAAGAAAGGTTGTTTGTTATATCTTCAAACATACTAACTGTCATATTATCAACATTAAGCGGTTCAAATTGATTGTTTTGCACAAATCTTCTGTTAAAAACATCTTTTACTGCAGCAATCAGTTGTTGATCTTCAGTATTGCTAGCCGCAGGGCGTCCAGTATTTGCTTTGCTTAAAAAGCCTAATCTGAAAACATCTTCTTTGTTTTTTAATCCCTCTGCATCTGCTATAAATTCTATCATTTTTGATTTGTTATTTAAAACATAATTATTAAAAAAGTGTGTATTAGGATTATAATAACCGTAGGCCAAGGTATCATTATTCCGTGATGGCGTCATTGGATTTTGATTTTCGCCATGTGTTCTGATTGGATAATTTTCATAACCTTTTAAGGCGTTTGGATTTCCTCTTGTATGGTTAGTAGTGTCTAATGCGTTAGCTTCGAATAACTCAAAAAGCACGTTTTGTCTGTCAAACCAATTTGTTTTGTCTGCATCTAAATCACCTACTAACAGGTAAGAACCAATATTATCGTTGCTGTCCAAAGCGTTATTTTTAGCTATTCTATATCTTCTTCTAAAATCTGCTTCTATTTTTTCGTTGTTTAGCTTTGTAGCCATTTGGCTTGTTTCATCTATATCGTCTAAAAACGCCTTGTAACTATCACTATCATCTAAACTTCTTATGTTTGGATTTTTTCTTTGTGACCCAAACTCTTTTTGAAACTCATCCATGCTTTTGGAAAGTCTGCCGTTGTAATCATTGTAAACATCTTTGACTGATTGCTCATAATTATTAAGGGCTACCATTTGATCGCGGCTTCTAATTCGCAAATCATTTTGTATTTCTGCTCTTTCTCTGTTCATTATTCCTTTATAATACTCAGGCGTTACTCCTAAATTTTCTGCATATTGTCGAATTTCATCTTCAGTGTAAGTTGGCAACGCCTCTAGTCTTTCTGCTATTGATTGCTTTTGTCTGCGTATTCTTTGACCAATATCTGATTGACCCTCACCAAACAAATAAATGCTTTCATCTTCATAACCGTATCGTGGATAAGAAGCTGTTCTTGCATGAGAGACAATGCCATCTGCATAATCTGTAAAGTGACTTGCCGTTTCCATATTAACATTATCATTAACAAGATTATCGAAATCTTCTAATGAATAAACTTTTTCTGTATAGTTACTCCCACCTGCAGGAATATACTCAGAATATTCAGTGTCACCCTCATAAAAAGAAAAATCATAATAATCGTCCTCTGTACCTTTACCAAGCATCGTTGAATAAAAATACTGAGGATCACTATATAAACCTTCAGCTTCAGCCATCTCTGTAAGGCTATCTTTTGCCATTTGTTCAGCATCATAGTTTGCTTCAATTAGTTCTTCTGGTTCTTTAATTCGCATAGAATTTTCCATATCTATATAATTATATGGCATGTTCATAATCTCTGGTTTGCTTGAACCTTCACCGCGCAGTTCTTCTATTGTATAACCTGATCGTTTACTTAACTCTTCCAAAATATCATCATCAGCATCAGCGATCATCATATACCGCTCATCTTCATTTATTAGTTCTGGCAAGTATTCATTTCTGTAATATTCAACTTCATCTGGTAATGCACTCTCAATAAACTCTTCCAACATCTCTTCAGACGAAGGAGGTTCAGCACCTATTGTTCCGCTTGATGTTAGCGTTTCTTCTTTTATTATTGGCGTTCTTTTGTTTAGGTAATTTATAAGTTCTTCTTTAGTGACGTTTTTACCAGAAAATTTGCTATCTGCGCCTGTCCATTGAAGTTCGTCTAAATTTGCTCCACCCTTTTTTACCATCCATTCTCTAAGTTGCTCATAGCTACCTTTATTTTGTGGTAAATTTTCTGCAGCCCTAACAGATGGGCTATATCTTTTAACGCCACTTCTGTAACTTTTAAAGCTTCCATCTTGTGTATAAAAACCTGTGGGTGTTTCTTTTACTATTCTTTCACCATCTGCATAAAGCTTTCTTATTTCTTCTGCACTTTTTGGAACGTCAGCACTTAACGCCTTTGGAAGCATATCCGTTTCTGTAAACGCTTCTCTAACACCTTCCATATCACCTTGTAAAAGTGATCTGCCTGCATACTGATAATCTGGTAATCTAGCTTTTATATATGATTGAGCATATGGTGCTAAAATTCCTGCCATTCTTCCTTGAGGACTAACACCTGCCACTTCAGCCGCGCCCAGAATATCCCTAGTCAATCTATCTTCGCTTTCAGTGCCGCCTGCTATTCCTTCTGCTAACGCAGCAATACCTTTTTCTCCTGCGCCAAGAATACCAAACAATCCTGCAGCCGCCATATCTGACAAATAAGCAGGTGCTTGTATGTAAGGACGAAACATATCTGGCGCTTTTTCACGAAAACCACTGAAACTAATTTCACCTGCATTGCCTGCAAATGTTTTAGACAAATCAAGCATTTCGTTACCGTAATCTTCTACGACATCACCAAACCTATTGTCTTTGTTGAAGCGTCTATCTAGCTGCCTAGTAAAGTAATCCTCTAACGCGCCAAAAATATTTCTATTTTCAGTTGCCACGATTATCTTCCTCCATAAAAGGTATCGTTAATAAACCGCCTGCGCCTGACGCCATAAGGTTTTTTAAATGCGATAATCTAGGATCAAAACGTGCAAAACGTGACCTTACATCCTCTGGATTGTAACTTACTTCAGTCATATTGCCTTTTGCTTCGGGCGCTCTTACACCTGTAAATCCTGCATTTTCTAATATTTCTGTAAGATTATCATTACCAAAAGTTTCTCTAAGCTTTGAAATAGTAACTATACCGTCTTGATGACTATCAATATATACTGACATTTTAGGATTTGTTTTGTGTTTAATAAAAACCTGATCACCATCGTTTTTAATTTCAACATCAAATTCCGATCCCTCTCCTTCAAAAGCTTTTCCTATTTTTGCTGCATTTTCTTTGCCTGTACGCTGTGAAGCATCAAAAGGATTATCTGACCGAACAGACAAAACCGTTTGATTTCCACCTTCCACATAAGGTCTTGGCGTTTCATATTGGTTTGCTCTACCAATATACCGATCAGTTCTATTAGGATCTGTTGATGTATAAAATCCTTTGCCAAGAAGATTTTGCCTAACCCCTAACTTAGAAGGATCAATCGCCCTAATATCGTCTGGTGTGCCATGAAGCCTTGGATTAAAACCCATTGCTTTAGCTCTATCCATGCGACTTGCGGCGTCCATAGGCAGATCATAGTTTTCTGACAAATACATATTTAGCTGCGCGTTGGCTACATCATCACCCATTTCAAGCATTTCGTCTGTAACCTGATTAGCTTTACCTGCGTTTAGCAAACCTAAGATTTCATCTCCGCGATTTTTCACAGGAGCCTTTAAACGATTTAATAGACCCATTACCATTTTACTTTATTCGCCCAATATGCTGCAGACATTTTACCCTTGGCAATGTTTTTTGCATGTCTTGCTTTGAAAGATTTAGCACGTTTAGTCATTTTTTTATCGCCTGTCTTGCCTTGTTGACCAAACCTAATAGTTTTAACTTTTTCACCTTCTTTGGCAACAACGACATGTGATTTAGTTTTGTGACTAGGTGTACGTTTTGGTTTATTATAACCGCTGACCCCTGCACGTTCTAAACGACTGTCTTTTTTCTTAGCCATGTTAGCTTAATAAAGTTGGTGGTTGATTACGCCGCCTCATTTCTTTATCACGCAACATTGCTATCATTTGCATAGGATCTACCATTTCTGGCCTAAGTTCTTGCTGCAACAAACCTTGTATAATCGGATTAACCATTTCTTCTATCTGTTGATTATTTAAGGGAGATGAAGATAAAGGGCTGTTCACATTTGGAAACGATCTAGTCCTGTCAAATCTTGCCCTGTTTGCATCACTTGGATCTGAAGGCGGCAATTCATTTACTTCTACGTTTTGCTGAAGAGGATTACGCATTTCGTTATTAGCAACCATATTATTCATAAATTCTATGTCTGCCGCACTCACGCCTGACGGTCTGTTTTCCATACCTGCTTGTGCATAAGTTCTTGGCCTGTTGTATCCATATGGAGCTACGTTAGCTAAATTTAATGCTGCGCTGTATAAGCCTGCGCCTTGGAAAGTATCACCAGACGTATTCCTACCGCCGCCATCTTGAATGTCGATATACCAAGGAACATATTTTCCTGTGTTCATATCGTGATAACCCCAAGAATTATCATTTTGACTTGCCAATATTCTTTTACGTTGATTATCGCTTGGGCTACCATCTTTAAATTTCATATTTTTCCCAGAGCCTTTGCCCCCACCACCAGAACGAACAGCCTGAGATTGTGGGCTAGATGGACTATATGCGGCCTGACGTTTTTCTTCGTCTACTTTTGTTAGCTTGCCATCTTTGAACGTAAAAGCCATTTACTTCTTCTTACCGCCTTTTTTCTTTTTCGGGTACATTATGATCTCCTTTTTGATTTCTTTTTTGCTGTACTACTTAATTCACTAAAATGATATAGTCTTTTGCTTGTTTTTCCATGCGTCTTGCCAGAATGAACCTGACCATTAGGCATTTTGTGCATACCACCTGTATGTTTTGTGCCATCTCTGAAATAATGTGCAACACTTTTAGCCATTATTTTTTACTTTTCTTTTTGGTAGTTTTCTTAGCAGTTTTAGCCGCTTGCTTAAAAGCTTTATCTGTAGGTGCGCCTTTTGAACCTTTTGCTCTCATTCTTTCTGGCGTTTTTCCTGCTTTTTTCTGCGCTTTTATGCGCTTACGTTTTGCTTGAATATTAGAATATAATCCACGTTTTGGCATACGCATCTCCTAAAATTAATTTGAGACTAACACATTATGCAATGCCACGCAAATTCCTTCTTATGGGTTCACCCCAACTTTGTAACGGACGATAACCTACAGCCATATATCGCCAAGCATCAGCACCATGTGAAGTCCAATCATGTAATGGTCTACCACGCCATGTTTTGTTTTTTTCATCGAAATCTCTACGATATTGACGTAACGCTTCAATGCCACGATTACATTTAGTTTCATCAAAATAGCATCTAGGTATCATTGTTCTTGCTGCCTGTATGCCATCTTCTATTGCAAGCTTTGGCGCTATCTCTATGTTTCGTATGCCAAGAGCATCTAAAACTTCTAACCTACTTTTACCTGTTCCAAGCTCTTTAACCTGTACATCATGCGGCAGAATGTGTTGTTCGTAATGGTATTCTTTGTTGAGCAGAACCTTTGCATAATGATCCAAACCTACACCACTATTTTCATAATAATCAATAACTCTAACTTCACCACCGCCTAGAAACTGACAAAACCAAATAGATGTGCTGTCACCTATTCCCAAATCCCAAGCAGTAATTACTGACATAGCAGGATCATAAGGAACACTTGTTACCCTATCTTCATTTGTGGCATCTTTCATTTCTTGAGCATAATAAGCGCCTTGTATTGCTGCTTCGAAAGAACATTCAAACTCTTGTTCATAACGATCTTCACCCATTGTGCGTTTCGCTTCTTTTAATTCTTCTTTGTCTAATATGTTAGTTTCCGAAGCTTTGTGCATTGCAGTAAACCAATTAGGATTGTCTTGCGCATCATGCCACAATTCCCAAAATTCGTTTTTACCTTTGGGTGTACTGATAAACGTACAGCTTCCATGTCTATCTGATATTGCAGGCCGCAACACTGTAGGCCAAGCTGAAGCAGGAAAGTCTGCCATCTCATCACAAACTATGCTGTCAAAATAAAGACCACGCATAGCATTATAATTATCTGCGCCGTAGACACGAAATCTGCTTCCATTGCTAAAGTCAATCCTTAGTTCGCTGTTGTTAATTTTTCTATTAGGAATGTCTTGAGTATATTCTAGTGCATAATCCCAAGCTACAGCTTTTGCTTGTGAAAGATATGGAGCAATGTACGCTACTCTTACGTTTTCTTTCTCCACTGAAAAACATGACCTAATTAAATCATTTATTGCTGCTACTGTTTTACCAAACCTTCTGTGCGCAACAATAATAGCAAAGCGTTCTGTTCTATTGTGGAAGTCTTTTGCTTGTTTGCGCGGTTTGTAATCAATCTCTATTACATCTTCCATTTTAATCTAACCACATGCTCTAGGCCACCATCTATTTCTGCTTTGACCTGCATCGGTAATACTTTACCCATAAGAGACATAAATGATTGTGGATTTTCTATAGCTTGATGTTCTAAGTAAGAAACCATACCTTCCTTCTTAGCATCTTCTACAAATCTAGGATCAGCTTTATCAGGATCATCATATCTTGCTAAGACAATGTTCTGTCCTGCCCTATCTGCAGCTTCTAATATAGCATCTTTAAGTAGCTTTGGAACTTTATTACCTGTTCCCTTTTTTCTACCAGATCCTTCTACTTTAGATATTTGTTCTTCTTTTGTACTCATATGTCCGTCCTTACAGGGTGCGTCTATACTTTATATAATATAACCTAAAAAGATTACAAAAAAAAGCCCCCCGAAGTTTTTTGGAAAAAGGAAACGCTTCGAAGGGCAGTTAAGGCGTATCTCAGGGAGGTTTATAACACGCCCTGAGTGACATTGTACCATCTTTTAATAATTATGAACAGCCGTCAACGCTTCTTTATAAGGTTGTATATCTGCCTCAGTAACTAACCCCTTGTTCAAAAGCTTTTGCGCTTCAGTTCCATTTATGTAATGCTCATCTACTGGTTCGCCACGTTTTATTCTTGCTGCGTTTATTTTAAATGGATCAGGAGTATATTTGTCATCACCTGTTAAGTCACGAAACTCAGGACGTCTTGTTGATATTTGCTTTGCTGCTTTGTGCATCTCTTTTATTGTAGGCCATGTTCTGGTTTCTAAATTTCCTAACAGTGCCTCTTCGAAATCATTAAACCAATCCTTATAGCCTCTTGTGGGAGCGTTCTTGATAATAACATTTGTAAGTATCTCAGCTTCCTTCTTCATGCCCTCACTGTTGTTTGTAATTGATCTAGGTGCATTTAAACGTCCTAACATTGATAAGAACATTTCTTTTAACTCTTCATTTCTCATTCATCATCTCCTGCAAAACTCTGTCTTGAATGTTAACTGTTGCTAATTCTACTTCATTTGTCCATCGCTCTTGTCGTAACCATGTTCTAGCATGTGGAATAAACTTCATATCCTGATTGCAAAAATGTTTAATACTTTCTGCGTATGCTTTGATGCCATCAATAATAACATCTGGTTTAGCTTTATTGATAGCAGTCATAAACGATTGCTTTGCTGCCATCTTGTTTATCTTTCTTGGATAATAACTCCAAAATTCATCAAATAATTGATCTATATTATTAGGTTTATTTCCAAGGTTATTTATTACAAGGTTATTCATACGCAGATTTTGCGTATCCCCATGCGCAGATATTGCGCTACCCATACGCAGATTTTGCGCATCGTCTGAGTTCCAAGGAGATCCAGTAAGTTCTAATATGTAGCTATTAGTTGTTTTACCGCCTGTTTCCCTGTATTGTGCTTTTCTTTCTAATAAACCTGCGTGTTCTAAAGTAACTATATGTGTCTCTACAGATCGTCTTGACATCTCACATAAATTTGCAAGTCGGTTTATGCTTGGGAAACATTCACCTGTTTCTCCGTTATGGTGGTCTGCAATCCAATATAAAACTATTTTAGTGGCAGGCTTTAAATTAGTTTGCTTCATAGCTAATGCTGTCATATAATGCGACATGAGGCATCCTTTCTGTTGTGGTCTTTCGGTTGTTTCACTTCTCTTTAGATTGACCCTCTGCTTCGGTAGGGGGTCTTTTTATTTAATCATATTTAAAATAATCTGACAAAGCTTTTACTGTTGTATATTTAACATCATCAAATACTCCATCTCTAATTCTGTATACAGTGTGACGCGATAAGCCTGTCTTACTGCATACATCTGCAGGGCGTTCATCTTTCAATAAAACCTGCACATCTTTTAACGTCAGCATTGTTTCCATAAATTTTTTTCCTTAATTTGCTTTATTAGGGTTGTGTCTACGCTACATTTATGGTAGATGCAAGATACATTTTGGAAAAAGGACAAAAAAATGTCAGAAGAAAAAAGACCACCACAAGTTACGCTAAAGCTTTTTATAGCTACAGCTATTAATAAGCACACAATGAAAGCACTGGATAATGGCGATCCAATGTTTCCTGCAGGCGCACAGAAAATATTAGATGATGCAATTGATGATGCTTTTAAATCATTTGAACAGCATGGTATTTACGCAGGATTTAAGCCAATTAAGGAGAGGGAAGATGCCTAAAGAAAAAACATTACCGCCTAAACTGTTAGAGCTTTTAAAGAAAATAGATATGACGCAAGAAGAAGCCACATGGGATGTTCATGGCACACCTGTTCTATTACATAAAGCTTGTGAAAGAATTGCTGCCGTAAATAATATTGTATTCGATGCGCCAGTTATGATTGAAAGTGACGCAGGCAAAAAACACGCTGTCATGTGCGTTACTGGTCATATGGGTGACAACACTGAATGGTCTATTGGCGAAGCAACACCTTACAACAACAAAAACAACTACCCCTACGCTATGGCAGAGAAACGTGCCAAGGACAGGGTAATCTTAAAACTAATTGGCTTGCATGGTCACGTTTACAGTCAGTCAGAAGCCGATGAATTAGAAGAAGCTATGCCTAAAAAAATAATGAACCTAGACACAGAAGCTAGGGTAGATGCTGCTATTACATTCTATGAAGATTGCAACACAGACAAATTTATAGCTAATGAAAAGCGGTATAAAAATTTATTAAACAGCGCAGACATAACAGAACCGCAATACAATGCTGTTGTAGAAGCGCACAACAAAAGAAAAGTGGAGTTAACAATATGAAAGTTATTACAATATTCGGGCGTGTCACCAAAGACTGTGAAGTTCGTCAGACAGACACAGGGAAGTTTGTTACCTTTTCTGTTGCAGTTAACGAAGGTTATAAAGAAAATCAAACAGCAATCTTCTTTGATGTAGCTTATAATCGTGAGGGCATTGCACCTTATGTGACTAAAGGTAAGCAGGTTACAGTGCATGGTGATTTTAAAACTAGTGTGTACAACGACAAAACTTACTTAAAAATACAAGCTTATAAAGTTGAGTTAGGTGGTTCTATACAAGGCGCACCTAAGACTGTTAGCGAAGTATCTCAGCAAAACAACAGAATGGCAGAGGGCCAATCAGTAGCAGATGATTTAGGCGATGATGAAATCCCATTCTAAAATTCAAGTTCATATCAGGGATGGGCAACTACTGCCTGTCTCTGAGCATGACAGTCAACAGCTACAGGAAGCAAAGCAGGGGCAAACCTACAACCTGCAAGCCACAGGAAAACGATCTAACCCACATCATAGTTTGTATTGGGTAACATTAAGTAACGTGGTTAAAGCAACAGGGCGTTGGCCTACAACAGAACACTTGCACAATGAGTTAAAGTGGGCATGTGGTTACGTTAAGATGCGTTGGAATAGTTTAGCAAGCGCACACATGAGAATGATTGATAGCATCAACTTTGATGAAATGGATCAGAAAGAATTTAACCAATATTTCGAAATGTCTATGGAAAAACTAGCAGAGGCTATAGGATATGACCCAATCGAAACCAATATACGAAAACAAAAATGATTATCTGGTAGAACAGAAGCTTGCAGACTTTCTATGCGAAAAGTGGAAGTGTGAAATGTATCGACAGAAAAAATTATCACAGTTTGATTTTATTGCACACAAAGACGGAAAGCCTAGAGCATTAATCGAACTGCGCAAACTAAACTGTTCGAAAGACAAATACCCTACAGCAATGGTCAGTATGACAAAGCTTGTAGCTTGGCACACAATGTATGGAATAACGCGACTTCCATGCCTGTTTGTGGTACAATGGCAGGATGCGGTGGGTTATGTCGATTTGCAAGAGTACGTTATGACAGGTGATTTTAGAATGTCACCTATCTCACATAACCGCCGCAACCCTGCCGATGATCGTGAAATTGTAGCACACTTGCCAGTAGTCAATTTTACATTTTTTAAGGGAGAAAATTTAGTATGAATATAGAAGAACAAATAGAAAGAGATGAATTTTCAGTAAAGTTAAGTTTGGCTTTAAAATCTATCTGCCCAACAGAAGGACCATTTCCTAGAAAGCCAGAAATGCAAGTTAAGAAAAAGATTGTTATTGAAACAAGAGATGGCAATGAGTTTACTGTTGAAGAATACGAAAAACAAAGGGGTGAAATTGATTGGGTAGACGAATTATTATATTTAAAAAACAGAACAAGAATTATTAATTGCTTGGCTAACGAATTTGATAATAATTTACTCAAAAGTAATTGTTGGGATAAAAAAATACACGAAAGAATTGCTCCAAAAGAAAAAAGAATATTGGATTTAAACAACCCAAAACATAGAAAAAAAGTGCGTCAAATGGGTACAAAACACATTGATAATTTTGGAAAAACTAGCAAACGTGAGCTATTTAGATTTTTAAACGAACATTGGCCTTGGGATAATTATGAGTAACCTCAGAAAACCACACGAATTTTGCCCGAAATGTGGCGCAAAACCAAACGAATATTGCAAGCATAGTTCTGGTCAAAAAAAAGAAGATGACTAATTTAACCAATAGGCCACCGCTAGGTTTAAAAATTCAAACAAAGAAAAAAGACGCAAAGCACTTAGAAAAAATTAGACAGATGCCTTGCTGTGTCTGTCAGAAATTTGGGCAGGCACAGCTTAGTCCAACAACAGCGCACCATGTAATCCATGACAGGTATGGCACAACAAAATCTAGTGACCTGCAGGCCATACCCTTATGTGATGGACATCACCAAGCATTGTGGGATAAATCGAAAGATTGTGCAATACATGACAACAAAAGAAAATGGCGTGAACTTTATGGTGCTGATTGGAGTTATTCAGTCCAAGATACGGAGATATAAAGCACTGGCCCTTTTTCTGGATGGCAAAAAACCTTTTGCGCTTCGATACTTGTAACCTGTTTATCATCCAGAATAATACCATCCATGCCACTAATACCGTCTTTGGCAATCTTCACAATGTTATCTAAATCAGGTTTAGCAATAGGTTTTAAAACGCCATACTCTGCTTCTAATCTTTTTACTTTAGGCCACGATTGCGGTATGTCCATGAAAGCTACAACTTTTACATGACAAAACCTACCTGTTGGTTTAAGTTTCATTTCTTGCATTTTAGACCAAGCTGCAGCCTGTATGCGTTTTTCATATTCTCTAGTTTTAGTCGGAGTATATGCGTGACCTGCCTTGGTAAACCTTGGCCTGCCCTTGCCTATTGGCTGTCCAGAAACTTCTATTTCTACTTGGTTTAAGGTTACGATCATAAATCTTTGTAACTTTTTTTTAAAATAATGCAAATAGTGCTTGTGCTTATGTATCAGCTATGATACAACCTAAGTATAGGAAAAAGGAGAATAACATGAACGAAGATAGAGAATTTCAAGTAGGGTATATGCAAAACACCTACACTGTTCAAAGAAAGTATCGACAGGTAAATGAAGGTAAGCCGTTTGGACGTTGGATCTACCATGACCTTTTTGCTTCAAACGATAGCAGAGCTGCTTGGGATTTCTTCAATAACCGCCCTGAAGATAAGCCTTGGGATTTAACAATTTTAGTAACGGTAAGGTCATAATGCAAATGAAAGACGTAAATATGAACAATGTTTTGGTTCATCACAATGGTACGCCGATTTCTATCGCGCACCATAGGAATGACAATGGACGCGATCAAACAGAAATTGCTTTGATTAACCATGATGATGAATATGGCGGTATGCCGATTTACTTTTACGGATCTACCTTAGACAGTTTGATCACCCAATTAACTACAATCCGCAATGATTTAGAAAACGGACGATGGGATCAAGGCCAAATTTATGGATTACCAGAAGAACTTGAAGAAGGAGAAGTATAATGAGACTATATACTAACAACAAAGGCGAATGGACAGGAACACAAGCAGATGCCAAAAAAGTTTGGGGCAAAGACACGGCGCTTGTAGAAGTGCCAGTTAGCAAAGAAGCCTTGATGAAGTGGCTAAACAAGTGTCGGGTTGTTTCACAATCACATGCTGAGATAGCAGAACAATTCAATACGCCCACACCTGATGATAATGCGCGATTGTATGTAACGCCTAAAGGCCGCGCAGCATTTTCAAGAAGCGCAACAAGCATTGATGAATTAAACCGCCATGATGTTCACGATGTTGTTGCAAATTGTGACCGCAAGCATTTAGGTTCTGCCCTTAGTGCCATTATCAACCGACTACATAATGAAGTGGATGAAGTATAATGCTGATAGTTAAAGCAGAAGATTTAGACCCGATCTTAGATTGGCTTCGAACATGCCCATGCTCATACAGCGTAAGTTCGATGCAGGGCGGTAACGTCCACGTTAAGTTCATACTCAATGTTGTGAACATCGAAGAGAAGAAGAAACAATTCTCTTTCAGTGATGAAGCAGAAGGTGGGGCATAAGCCCCCCTCATAAAAAATTTAATTATTTTATATACTATTGTTGACAGATATGTATCTTCTGTGATACCATCATTTTATAGAGAAGGAAAACAACATGACACAATTTAGCACTGACATAAACGTAGTTATCAGAGATAGAGAATTTAGAATTGATATTACTGGTGACGTAGACAGAGATGGTTGCGCAGAAAACATAGAGATGTTCTGGCAAAACTTTGTAACTAAACAACAAAAAGATTTACCAAAGCGTGTTCGCACATACATCGAAAAAGAATACGCTTACGAAATTGATGACGCAATTAGTCTAGCAGCTATAGATGATGGTGACTTTGCTTACGATTGTTGGAAGGAGCGTTACACATGAAGCCTTGGGAAAATCCATACTTCGAAGAAGATTACGAAAACCCCGACTGTGATTGCTACGGCTGTGCCACTATGCGTCACGAATGTTGGCATGATTATATAAAGAGAAAAGAGAAAGAGAGGAACAAAAGCAATGGCAAAAAAGATTAAAGTTGAATTGACCGAAAACCAATTTCTTATGGCTACAATGACCCTTGGAAATCACATTCAAGATATAATGGCTAACGATTTTATAGATACTGGAATAGCGACTGAAGCTAGAGTGTTACAAAATGCTATTAACGCAATGCAAAAAGGTTATGAAGAATGGCAGGGAATAAAATGAAAGACTATGAATTTACATTTGACAGTGAATACGGCGTTTACTTTGGCATGATCCAAGCGCCTGATGAAAAAACATTTCTGGAAGAAATTAGGAAACAATATCCACACGATAAAGGTGCGGATGGTTACTTTGACTGTCCTGACACTGGTGAAGAAAAACCAATAAAGTGGGGGGATCTGTAGCATGGAATACTTTACGATGCTTACTATCGTCTATGTAATGGGCGGTCAGCCGTTAGAAGCAAAAATATTATTTGCATCCGAAGATGACTGTTGGAATGTACTGCTAGACACTGAAACAATCTATGACCAAATTAATGGGCAAGCAGGTTTCTGCGAAGTGTCAGATTACCCATCTTACGTTGTAACGCCAAAAATACGGCCTTGGTGATAGACATGTCGTTACACGTTGAAGTTAGTTACAACATAAATTGGAAAGATGTAGGGGAATGGATGACAATAATAGTTGACGAAGATGAACGTATAGCAGGAGAACGATATACTCACCGTTTGCGGTCTGATGCTTTGAGGTCAGCAAAACAATACAACATGCCCATCTATATTTATACAAAATCCGATCAACTTTACAAAATTATCCAACCACCTTTTAGGAGTTAGATACAATGAGTTACAGGCACAATCTAAACCCTGCAGATGTAAGTTTACTGAGGCACTTACGGCAGTTAGTGGATAGGCTTCAAGATGAACAGCATAGATTAGACGCCCATCCAAATGTTAAACAAGATTTGTTTAGAGCAAGAGAAGAACTAAAAGAATTTACATCTAAACTACGACAAAGAGGAGTAAATATATAATGGAACATTGGAACGAAATGCTTCAAAGACATAAAAAAGAACGTATTGAAGCACTGCAGTCATTATCAGAAAGCGGATATACACAGACACAAGCAGCTAAAATACTTGGCTGCAAGCTATCTAAACTTAATACTTACGTTAAAAGATATGATATTGAATGGAAAGTAATAAGGCAGGGTGTGCGATTATAACATCGTGTGACCAGAGCAGACAAAAAAGCAGAATTGTTTTGAGTGAGAAAACAGAAAAATCTGCTCTGGTTACTTTAATTTTATAGCCAAGCCTTTACAGAGAAGCAAGGGCAAGCTTTTGAAGCATATTCATTATGGCCTGTTACTTTTGTAATAGATGGAAACTGTTTCTTGTAATCTTCTATTAGCTGACGCAATGATGCTTCCTGTTCTGGTGTGAAGTTGTCAGAAAATTCTCCATCAGCAATGCCGCCTCTGCCACCTACTAAGCTTACACCTATAGTAGTTTTGTTTCTACCACCTACATGAGCGCCAGATCTCTCTACAGGCCGTCCGTAGCCCACTGCGCCATCTCTATGGATTACAGCATGGTAGCCTATATCAGACCACTTACGCTCATCAACGTGCCATCTACGGATCTCTGCAACGACATCATCAACAGAATTGTTTTGCATCCAACTAGGATTAGTTGCTGTAGCGTGAATAATTATTTCGTTTATATCTCTCATTTTTATCTCCTAAAGAATTTAGTAGCAGAACGCACAGCGAAGCTACTGGCTACGATAACGCCCAAGGTATACTGATACCACTCTGGCATACTTTCCAACGCTACAAAGCCCTCTGCAACGATCTGACGGCCTTTTTCACCTGTGAACACCAAAATTAATGGAATACTGAACAAACCAACCAAATATTCGTCTTTCCATGAGTTCTGAGTTCCTTGAGCCATAATGCGCTCCCAATCGGCAACCGATGTTTCCTTTGAGAGTAAAATTTTACTTTTCGCTTCTGCCTCTGTTAGCTTTAGTTTAGCTTCTGCCGCTTGTTTACTAGTCTTTGCATCAAGCCACGATCCTGCTAGGTTTGCTATTGGAGTTAAAAACTGTATCATTTTTCACCTTCCATACTCATGGATGTTTTCTTATCTGACTTTGCGGAGTAAGCATTGAAGCCCATAAATGCGGCTACTACACCAGATGCAGCAATCACATAAACTGACGCAATATCTGTAATTAATGTAGCCGCTTTATCAAAACCTAAGACACTGGCAAGTAATATAATAAACGGATAAATTAACATTCCTGCTAATGCAAAGCCTGTGTATCTTCGTTCTGCATCACGCTTTAA